CGTAGCGACCTCCGGCCTGGCGCCGGCGCTCCGCGCCGCTCTCGCGCCGCCCTCCGGCGCCGTAGCGACCTCCGGCCTGGCGCCGGCGCTCCGCGCCGCTCTCGCGCCGCCCTCCGGCGCCGTAGCGGTCTCCGGCCTGGCGCCGGCGCTGATTTTCGCCGCTACTCGGAGCATCGAGCCCGGCGCGGGCGTCCTTACGATCGCCGGAGTGGCGCCTGCTCTCATCGTGCGCTTTGTCGCGATTCGCGTGGGCTGGCCGAGGGGCGTCGACGCGTCGGAGCGGATTTCATCGAGCGTCCTCCGACCGATGTCCCGCGCCGCGGTGCTAGACTCTTCGGGTGCCGTCGTCGTTCACGTTCCGTCCGGGTGAACTTTCCCCGATCTCGATCGATTGGCGGCGCGTCCTCGCAGGCCTGGATCGGGATCTTGGGCTTGCTTCGGGGACCGTGACGATCTCTAGCGCGGCATGGACCGGCGGCGCGGAGGTCTCGATCGCGGCGAGCCCGGCTCCGGGTGTCTATGGGGGCACGCGCACCGTAGCGTGGGTGGACGCGCGCGGGGTAGCCGCGGTGGACGGCGCAGACGATACCGTGATTGTCCAGATCACGACATCGCACGGGCACATTCTCCGAGAGTACGCGAGGATCCTGCTACGCTCGGACGAATGAGAACCCCCGAACGGCGCGAGATCGCCGGCTTGACGATCGAGATCACCCCCCTCGGATTCGAGGCGCAACGGCGCGCGTTCGTCGTCCTCGCGAAAGCCCTTGGGCCGGCGCTCGTGGAGGCGCTCGCGGGCGCGAAGTCAATCGACGCGATGGGGTCGGACGCGCTCCGGCGCGCGGCCCTCTCCGCGATCGAGCGCGTCGACGATGCGACCCTTGAGGCCTTGACCGAGGCTTTCGGGGAGTCGTCCCGCGCGATGTTCGCGCCGAAGCGGGCGCCCTTCCTCTCGGAGCCCGCGGCGCGCGAAGAGGCTTTCGGAGGCCCCCATTTCGCGCGGTTCTTTCTCTGGCTTCGCGCGTGCGTTGAGGTCAATTACGGCCCTTTTTTCGCATCGCTGGGCGCGCAGATCGCGCCCGCCCACAAGGGCGAGACGCCGGCCGAGTAAGGCGCGCGATCGAGGGGATCGATCTCCCGGAGATTGACACGATGCTCTGGCGCCTCGTTCTCTCGCCGCGGATCTCCTCAGGCCTGATCGAGATCCAGACTCAATGGACACTGGAGGACGTCGCGGCGGCGCACCTCGCGCTCGACGTCGCGGAGGATGTCGAGATCGCGATCTCTGAAGCCCTCTCCGAACCGCGCTAGACTGATCGCACTTTGACCGCGCTCCGCGAAGTGTTCGCCTCTTTCGGAATCGATTTCGATCGTGAGGGCGCACTCACGCGCGGAAACGCTCAAGTCGAATCAACGATCGAGAGTCTCCGCGGGATGGCGTCGACAATCGCGGGTGCCTTCGCTTTCCAGCAAGCGCGCGATTTTGTCCGAACCACGGTCGACATGGGAAGCGCGCTGGACGACACGCGCCAGATCTTGGGGATCACTTCCCAGGAATTGCAGCAGTGGCAGCACGTAGCGCGCCTCTCGGGCGCGGAGGTCGGGGAGTTTACGTCGTCGTTCGTGCGGCTCCAAAACCGCATGGCGCAAGGCGGAGCCGGCGCGGAAGTGTTCCGGCGCCTGGGCGTCGACATTCGCGACGCGAACGGCGAGCTTAGGAACGCCTCGGATGTCCTTTCCGATCTCGCCGATCCGATCGCGGCGATCGGATCGGCGGAGGAGCGGACCGGGGTCCTGATGGATCTCCTTGGGCGATCCGGCGCGCGCCTCGGACCTCTCTTCTCGCGCGGGAGCGCGGGGATCGCGGAGGTCCGCGCGGAGCTTGCGGCGCTCGGCGGGGGCATGTCCGCCGAGGCGATCCAGGCGTCCGCAGATCTGGGGGACGCGTGGGATCGGCTCGATGTGATCTCCCTCTCGCTCCGATCGCGCCTCGCGACTCTGCTTCTTCCCGCGCTTGAATGGCTATCTCGCGGGGTCGCGACTCTGACGAACAATAGCAATCTGCTCGAGGGCGTTCTCGTCGCGCTCGGTCTCGCCTCGCTTCAACTGGCCGCATCGACCGCGGCGACGTGGGGCCCGCTCGCGCTCGGGGCCGCTCGAGCGCTTCTACCGATCATCGCGGTTGCTCTCGTCGTGGATGATCTGATCACGCTATTTCAGGGGGGTCATTCCGTCATCGGCGATGCGATGGATCTCCTCGGCGGAGACGGAACGCAGATCGAATTCGTCGAAGCCCTTCGCGCGGCGTGGCTCGACGTGGTCGGGGTGCTCCGCGACGTGCGAGATTTCACGGTCGATCTCGTCGGAGGCCCCACGGACGTGGGGGAGATGACGGCAGGAGGGGAGGTCCGCGCGGGCACGCGGGGCCTGGATCAATCGACTGCGATATCAGCGGAAGAGAGCGCCTATCGCGCGATCCGCAGTCGCAATCTCGTCTCCGGTCGCTCCGAGGCAGACATGCGCGCAGAAGCTAGAGCCTCGATCGCCGCGCTCGCTCCGACCTCGGCGCGGGCGAGCGCCCCCGCAACGACCACGACGATCGATCGGTCGATCACGATCCAGCGGATCGACGCGTCGGGCCTCACGGAGGCGCAGGCGACGCGCGCCGTGCAGTCGGCCGTGCGCGCGGAGCTTGATCGGCAGGCCTCGGACTCGCTCGACACCCTCGCGCGTGGGGCCGTCGAATGACCCTTACGATCTCCTGGAATAGCGCCGAGGAGACCGCGGCAGGCGAGGCGATCACGACGACGAGCGTTGAGCACGTCCTCGCCTTCGACGCCGTCACGACCGAGACGCACGAGACCGGATCGACTCTCACGGAGCACGCGGTAGAAAGCGGCGCGCCGATCTCGGACCACAAGCGCCCGAACCAACGCAAGATCACGATCGAGGCGATCGTGACGAACACGCCGATCGGTACGCCTCCGCTTTCCGGATTCGGGCCCTCGCCGGTCGACTTCTCGGAGCGAAAGAGCGAAGCGGCGGGCGCGACCGTTCGCGTTTTCACGGCTCGATTCGATCGCATGACGGACGCGCTCGACACGCTCGATCTCCTCGCGACGACGGCGATCACGGTGACGATCTCGACGCGCGTCCGCACGTACGAGGCTTGCCAGATCGTCTCCGTCTCCGCGCCCCGGAGCGCGGAAGACGGCGACTCCCTCCGCTTCACGATCGAGGCGCGTCAGGTCCGGATCGCCGAGGCCCTCCGCGTCGACGTCCCGCGCCCGCGCGAGCCTCGAGGGCAGGACCGCGCGAGCGCGGGGACGCAAGCGACGGCCGAGGTCGAGGCCCCGCCGGAGTCGGTTCTAGCGCGCGGGCTCGACTCGCTTCGGGAGAGTGTAGGCCTATGACCGTCCTCGCCCTCCCCGTGCGTACCGGAGTCGCGGCGCAGCGGTTCGCCGTCATCCTCGAGGGCCGGCGCTACCGCGTCGATCTCGACTGGATCGGGCGGATCCGTCGGTGGTCGATCTCGTTCGCGCTCGACGGCGGATCGGTCGTTTGGGGATCGCGCATCCTCGCGACGCGCGCGGACCTACTCCGCCAGCATCGGCACCGGGACGACGTCCCGCCGGGCGTCCTCGCCTGCATCGATCTCGCCGGTCTCGATCGGGAGCCGGATCTAGAGACGCTCGGGCGCGCGGACGGGCACGCGCTGATCTACCTCACGAGCGTCTGACCGGCGCGAGCGCAACGCGGAGGCTCGAGCCGCGCGCGAGCCGGAGCCGGACCGTTTCGACCCCGAGGCCGTACGCGTCCGCCATGGCGCGAAGCGACGCCCACGCGCGCCCCTGCGGGTCCGTATAGCGCTTCCGCGTTCCGCCCGATACCCTCCGAGGTCCGAACGGCTCGAGCCCGGCACGGAGGCGCCGGCGCATTCCCTCGGGAGAGATCCCGGCCTCCCGCGCGAGCGCGCGGAGCGAGGGCCAGGATCGACCGTCGGGGAGCGTGATCGGGGTCGGGGTCATGCTCCCGAGATAGCACGCCCGCCCCTGCTACGCTAGGCCGTGCGTCTTTTCCCTCGCGCGTGGCGCTTGACGATCGGGAACCGCGATCTGTCCGCGCTCGATCTGTCGTTCTCGGTCGAGAGGAAAACCCGTGGCGCTCCGGGGATCGCGTCGATCGTCGTGCGGAATCCGGCGCCGGCGACGCGCTCCGCGGCGGTAGCGGGGGCGCAGATCCGGCTTTCGGCGGGCCACGGCGAAACGCTCGCGCTCCTCTTCTCGGGGGAGATCCGAGACGCGCGCGGAGGGCGCGAGGGCGACTCTAGGACCCTCACGATCACGGGCCGGGACGGCGGCGGGGCCTACCTCGATCGCGCGATCCTCTCGAGGGCCTACGCGCCGGGGACGACGGTCGACACGATCGCGCGGGACGCGGTCGCGGCCCTCGGGGTCGGCGAAGGCAACTTGCGGGACGCGCTCCCGCTCCGGCTCCGAAACGGTGCGTCCACGTTCGCCTCGGGCTACGCCGCGCACGCGCCGGCGCGGCGCGTTCTCTCGGACGTCCTGGCGGGCGCCGGGTACCGTTGGAGCGTCCAGCATGGGGCGCTACAGGTTCTCCGGCGCGGGCGCCCCCTCGAGGGCAGGGGGGAGATCCTCTCGCCGGAAACCGGGCTTCTTGAGGTCCCGACGTGGGATGAGCGCCGCGCGTCCCTCACGATCAAGGCCCTGATCCGGCCGGGGCTGGATCCGGGGTCGCGCGTCCGCGTCGAGTCGGCGGACGTCGTCGGGGATTTCGAGATCCGCGGCGTGACGTGGACCGGAGACACCGCCGGCGCGGATTGGTTCGCCGTTGCTACACTTAGGCCGCTATGACCCGTCAAGCCGACGTCCTACGCCGCACGATCGACGCGGCCCTTCTGGACGTCCACACGGCCCTCCCCGGGCGCGTCCGGTCGTATGACGCGGCGACGCAAACCGCGGACGTCACGCTCGGGGCGCGGCGCGTCGTCCCCGCGACCGACGAGGACACGACCGAGGACACGGCGGAGGATCTTCCCGTGCTCGTCTCGGTCCCGGTCGTATGGCCTCGAGGCGGAGGGTATCGGCTCCATGCGCCCCTCACGGCTGGCGACGGCGTCCTCGTGATCTTCCCGGAGTCGTCGATCGATCGCTGGCTCGACTCCGGCGACGCGGCGGATCCGGCGCTCCCGACGCGCCACGGAATCGACGGCGCGATCGCGATCCCCGGGCTCGGGTTCCGAGGCGGACGGATCTCGAGCGCTCCGACGGACGGGATCGTCATCGGGCGCGACGGCGGGCCCGACGTCAAGATCACGGCCTCCGAGGTCCGCGCGGGAGGCTCCGCGGCGCTCGCAGAAGCGGCGGACGTCCGCGCCCACCTCCAGGCGATCGAGTCGGCCCTAACCGCGGTCGCCGGCGGGGGCGCCTCGACGTACGTCTATGCGACGGTTCTGTCGACCGCACCGATCGACACGACGATCACGAAGGGGACCTGAAATGCGCGGAGTCAAGCTCGACCCTCTCACGCACGATCTTTCGAAAGACGCCGGCGGGCGCCTCGAGACGATCGACGGCGACGACGCGACCGCGCAGGAGATCCGGACGCGGCTCCTCTTTTTCCGATCGGAGTCGTTCACCGATCAGGCCGAGGGGATCCCGTTCTACGAAGAGATCCTAGTCAAGGGCGGGGACCCCGGGCGCGTCCGCGCGATCATCCGCGCAGCGATCGCGTCGGTTCCGGCGATCGTCGACGTCCCGATCGTCGAGGTCGAAGTGGACCGCGCGACGCGCGCGGCGTCGATCACTTGGGAAGCGCGAACCAACACCGGCCGGCGGATCTCTTCGGCCGACTTTCCGCCCCTGACGATCCCGGCGGCCTAGCCGATCCCGAAGAGATCGTCCGCGTGTCCCGTTCCGAAGCGGTAGCGGGCGCCAGGCCAAGCGATCTCGATTCCGTACGGAGGCGTACACACCAGGACCGGCCCGGCCTCGCGGGGGATCCTCGCGAGCAGATCCCGGATCTTTCCCCAAGCGGCGCCGGGCGCCCCCGCGGCGTGCGCGGTCTCCGCCAGGGCGCGGAGGGTCTCGACGCCGGGCGCCTCGAGGAAAGCGCGCGCGACGATCAACGCGTCCCCGATCGTTGGCGGAGCGGGCGTCGACGACTCGATCCGCTTCTCGACCGACGCGAGAAGCGCGGCGAGGATCGTCCGCTGGATCTCCGCTTCGTCCGCACCCTCCGCGTACGTGAGGCCCTCGATCTTCCGAACCATCGTCGCGGCGTCGACGTCGAAAAGCGCGGCGATCTCGCCCATGGCATCTTCTACCAGCATCCAGGCCCGGTTCCGTGCCGCGTCGATCAGGCGCGCGCGCTCCTCGGCGGAGGCTAGACGCTTCGTCCAGAAGGACCGGGCTCCGCCTGTCGCGCGATCGAGCCCCTCCCGCGCCTTCGCGACCCGGGCGCGGGGCGTTTTATCGTAGGGATCAGCGGCTTTCAGGGTCGCGCGCAGGCTCCGGAGCGTGATCGTCATCGTGCTACCCTGTAGCCCGTGGCGACCTTCGACGTAAGCGGTTTGACGATTGCGACGCAAGCCGAGATCCTCACGGAGATCGAGGCGGCGGAGATCGCGGAGATCGACGCGGGGCTCGATCTCTCGACGTCGAGCCCGATCGGGCAGATCAATCGGATCGTGGCGCGCCGGCTCCGGCTCCTCGAGGAAGCCCTAGCGGCTCTCTTTGCGGGCATCGATCCGGACACCGCGACGGGTGACGCGCTCCTCCGACTCTGCGCCCTTACGGGGACCTATCGGGAGCCGGCGACGGCGTCGCGCGTCGTCGTGACGTGCGACCTCGACGCCGGGACATATGCGCCGGGCTCGCTCGCTTGCTACCCTGCCGGGCGCCCGGAGGACCGTTTCGTCAACGCGGAGCCGATCACGGCTCCGGGCGGGCCTGTAGCCGTGATCTTCGACGCGGAGAATACAGGCCCGATCGCCGCGAACGCCAGCACGCTCGTTCCCGTCGCATCGGCCGGTTTCAATTCGATCACGTCGCACCCCGACGCGACCCCAGGATCCGCGATCGAAAGCGAAGCGGCGCTCCGGCTCCGGCGCGCGGCGGAGGTCGCCTCGCCGGGCTCCGCCAGCGTCAACGGGATCACGGCGGATCTCACGCGCTCGATCGAGGCGATCGAGACCGTCCAGATCATCGCGAACGCGACGGACGCAACGGTCGACTCCATTCCCCCGCATTCGGTCGAGGCGATCGTTTACGGGCCGGCGAGCCCGACGGCGGCGGACAATGACGAGGTGGCGGCCTCTCTCTTTTCGTCGATCGCGGCGGGGATCGGGACGTACGGGAACACAACCCGAACCGTTTACGACGACGAGGGGATCGCGCATTCGATCTCTTTCACGCGACCGACCGACGTACCGATCACGGTCGCGATCACGCTCGTACGCTCCGCTTCCGGGTACGCCGGAGACGACGCAGTCAAGGCCGCGATCGCCGCCCTCTCGCGCGTGCGTCCCGGGCTCGACGCGTCGTGGTCCGCCGTTGTTGCAGCGGCGCAGTCCGTCCCCGGCGTTCTCCGCGTCTCGACTGTCAATCTCGGCGCGGGCGCCTTCGTCGACGTCGCGATCACGACTCGACAGATCGCGGTTTTCGAGACCGGCACGACGACGGTTTCAAGCTCCGTCGCTACCCCCTGATCCGCCCTCGAGGTACCTAGATGCCGAACCCCCTACCTACTCGCGGCGCGCTCGATCTCGGGCCCGCATTGACGAACATCCGCGCGCCTCTCGCAAATGAGCTTTCGGCGGTTCACGTCGAAAATATGAAAGATTGGATCATCGATCTTGCGACCGAGATCGGCAATCCGGACGGCTCGACGGGAGGGTCCCTGTGGGCGGCGGCTGCGGGCGGTGTGCTCCTGGATGTCAGTACGACCAACGCGACCGCGGCGGCGGCGCAGCTCGGGACGCCCACGTTTGTACGTCGTCCAGGCGGCTTTACTACGTGGGATGGCCTGGGCATTCCGACGCTCACTGCCGGCGTTTCTGTGCCGTCCTATCCATCGCAGACGGGTCTTCAGTTCACTCTGTCGGCGACTATCGCGGGCGGTTGGGTCTACCCACTGTCGGGGTTGAACTCCATTCCCGCCGGCGGCGTCGCGATCGAGGTGGACATCGGAGCCCAGGATTCTGGGATCGAAGTCGTGGTGATGCCGATCGCCCGGTTCGCCGCCGGCAACGTAACCGGCTTCAGCATGCGCCATTTTGACAACCAGTCGACGATCCAGTCGAATCTGGTCGATCTCGCGGGGCCTGCGCCAAACACGGGAACCGTGCAGGGTGCCTGGAACATGAACTACGCATTCCCGACCACGCCGAATCTGAATCGATCGCTCAACAAGATCCGCTACGAAGTCGTGGCCGATGGCCCGCAGACGCCGGCCCGTTGGCGGGTCGCTGGGTTCGCTTCTAACACTGCCGCCCTCGGCGTTGTCCAGACAACCGTTGCGGGCGTGAGCGGCGCTGCGGACGCGGTTACCGCGTGGGATGGGCAAGCGAGGCCCACTTTGGGCCTCGGCATCTACCGATTCGGATCGGGCACGGGAAGTATGGTCCTGACGCGAATCCAGGTCTTCCGCTTGTGAGCGGCCTACCCTACACGCTCCCGTCTTACCTCCCGGGACCTCCTCCGCCGGCGCGCATTCCGGGCTCGCTCGCTCCCGCGGCGGAGTCGCGCGCGGAGGCGCTCGATCTGATCCTCTCGCAGTACGTCGAAAGCCCCCGATTGCTGTCGTGGCTCGGAGCGTATCTCGACCGCGGGACGGCGCTGGACGCGGCGATCGTCGACGCGTACGAGGACGCGCTAGATGTCGAGCGCGCGCCGGGTGTGTGGCTCGACAATCTCGGGCGCATCGTCGGAGAGCCGCGACGCGGGCGCGGAGACTACGAACACCGGCGCGGGCTCCGCGTTCGCGTTCTCGTGAACCGCTCGAGCGGGACGCCGGCGGAGCTTGCACGGATCGCGCGGCTGCACGAGGAGCTTGACGCGGAGGCGGTCGTCCGCGTGCGGCGCGAGGGTCCCGGGAGCGTCGTGGTCTACATCGACGGCGAGGCGGCGGGGCTCCCGTCCTGGCCCCACGGATACCTATCCGAAGCCGTAGCGGCGGGCGTCCGGCTCCAGACCGTTTCGATCCCGCTCGGGGCGGACCGCGCGGACGCGTTCCGGCTTTGCGCCGTGGCGGCGGCCGGCGCGAAATCCCTTGTCGGGCTGGCCGAGGTCGATCTATCGCGCGGGGGTGCCCTCGCCTCCGTGCTATCCTCGACGTGATGGATCCTGCTTTCGTCGCACTTTTGTCCGGTAGCGGAGGCGCGGCCCTCGCGGGGTGGGCGATCCGGAGGATCATGGCCGCAGAGGTCTCGGAGATGGTGGACCGGGCGATCGAGAAAGAGCGGATCTTGATTGCGGGGAAATTCGCGACGCGCGAGGACTTCGCGCGCATCGAAGGCAAGCTTGACGCGGTCCTAGACGCGCTCCGGAGTGGCAGCCGTGTCAAGTGAAAAGAAAATCCAGATCCGCGCGACGCCGATCGCGGCGCTCGCGCTCGTCCTCGCCTCGATCGTTGCGACGTTGATCGTCGTCTCGGGCCGAGAGCAGGCGGAGATCCTCGCGATCGTCGGAGCGATCGGCGCGCTGGTCCTCTCGCTGCTCCCGGCGATCGCCCGCTTCTCAGGGAGGGCGTAGCATATGCCGGCCCCGACCGCGATTGCCACGATCGCCACAGACGCCGCCTTCGCGGCGGACGGCGATCCGTGGTCCGGAGACCCTACGAAAGTCGATCCCGGAGCGGGTCGGATCGCCGAAGGATTCGAGCCGGATCTGCTTCCGGCGGCTTGGCTCAACTTCGTTCTCAACGCGATCACGGCGTGGGTCAACTACCTCAAAACGTACCTGAACACGACCACGGAGGAATTCGTTTACCCGACGACGAAGACCCGCCGGCTCGTTCTCTCCGCGAACCAAGCGCTTGCGGTCGCGGCGAGCAGCGGTACGCCCGACTGGTACCCGAACGTGTCGACCAATGTCCCGACCCTGGTGCCGCGTGTTGCGGCGGCGACCGCGACGTTCCCCGTCGTGGTTCCCTCGGGCTCGACGATCACGGCCGTCGAGGTCCTTGTACGCTCCTCGGCGGTCCGCACAGGATCGAACCGGTGGACCGTGCGAGCGTTTGAAATGTCGGCCCCGTGGGCGTCCCCCGCGGCCGCAACGGCAACGCAGCAGGGATCCTCGACCGAAGGCGGAGGCGCGATCGGATACGCCGTGATCTCGGTCGGGAACCTGACCCCGTTTCTCCGGATCGCGGAGTACACAGCGCACGTCCTAGTCACCGGGCCCACGGGCTCCCTGGTGGATACCGACGAATTGATTGCCGTTCGCGTTACGTTCACCGACGGCGGACCGAGGAACGCATGAGAGACGGTCTCGGGTTCTTCTACACCTCCCGCGACATGCTCGACCCCGAGAAGTCTGCGACGCGCGCGGCAGGTTTCGGCGCGTCGTGGTGCGCGGTCCTCGTGGAGAGTGTCGACGGGCGCCGGCAAACGTTCGAACGAATCAAGGCGGCCTGCGACGCGCTCCGCGCGAAGGACATCACGCCCGTCCTCTACACGTTCCCCGCGCCGCACGCTGGCGACGCGGGCGCGCGCTACGCCTGCGAGGCGGCGATCCATGCGCAGATCGCGCGCGTGATCCTCGACGTCGAGCCGTTCCGCGGCGCCGACTGGACGGAGGGCGCGATCTCGAGCATGGCGGGGATCGTCCGCGCGGCGGGTCTCGATCTCGCGTGGACTACGTTTTATCGTCGCCGATGGGGTGCGGTTCGCTTCCCGCCCGGGCCGATGTACCTCCAGGTCTACACGCGCGTTCGCGACTTGGAGGAACTAGCGCGCGCCGTCGCGATCTTCCCCGGGCGCGAGATCATCGCTTGTATCGGGACGTTTCAGGATGACGCGCGCGTTGCGGGAGACCTCGCAAACGCGTCGACGGTCTCCCCAAAGACGATCGGCGTTTGGGCGCTCGCTACGACAAGCGCGGGCGAGGGCGCCGCGCTCCGTCGATGGGCGGTCCGAGAGGGCTAGTCGCACCTCGGGCAGCGCGAGAAGCGCTCCCCGCATATGCCGCACGGCGGAGGTTCCGGGGGTCCGACGACGTGCGCGGCGAGGATCGCCGCGGCGCGCTCGAAAGCGCTCGCACGCTCCGGCGATTGCGGCGTCGAGGGTCGGCGCCGGAGCCGCTCCGCCTCGTTCGATAGAAGCCCGACGACGGACGCCAGATCCGAATTCGTCAGCATCCGTCGAGCCCCGAGATCGCCCCGAACGCGGCGGCGAGGAGTAGCGAGAAAAGGACGAATAGCGCCGGCTCGAACGGTTGCGACACCCGAGACACCGGCGCGATCTCGACGGCCGCGTGGGGCTCCGCGCCTCCGAGGCGCTCCGGAGCGGGCTCGGCCGAGGGCGGCGGCGGGGGTAGTAGCTCCCGGATCAGGCGCCGCGCTACGCGGGCTTCTTGGGCTCGCTGGCGCTGGATCTTGGCTCCTAGTCTGCTCATCGAACGATCTCCTTCTCTGCGGCGCGGAGCCGCGCTACTGCGGTTGCGAACGTTTCGGGGTCGGGCTCGCACCCGAGGGCGATGCGGCCGAGGGAGATCGCGGCAAGTAGCGTAGTCCCTCCGCCGGCGCACGGGTCGAGGATCGTCGCCCCGGGCGCGCTGTAGTCACGCACGATGTCGCGCATCAGCCAAAGAGGCTTGCCCCCCACGACGGGCTTGATCTCGCGCTTCCCGAGGTAGTACCCAGGGAGCGGGCGCGCCTCGCGCTTCTCGCGATCGACTCGGACAGCCCAGCGGGACCACGGCGGCCCCTTCGGGCGCGCGACGACGACGTCCGAGGTGCGGTCCGCCTCCGGGGCGAGCCCGGCCGATTCGGGTCCCGCCGCGACAAGGCGCGTCGTCCAATTCGGCGGACCGTCGCCCGTCATGCGGACCGTAGCGCCGGACTCGACGCAGGGGATCGGCGCGAACGGGTACAACCCGACATCCTCGAGGGCTCCGGACCATATCGGAACGAGGCCGTGATCCGTGATCGAGGCCCACCACCCCGCGACGACGGGCGCCAGCGTCCGGACGAAATCGGAGACGTCGTCCGGACCCCAAGCCGCATAGGAGATCTTTCGCCTTGGGCCCGTGCCCCCGGTCGGCTTTTCGACCCGTGCCCGATAGTCCGCGCCTCGCTTGTCCATCCCGGCGGCGGCGCCCGCGTCGTGTCCCTTGTGCGTCTTCTCGGAATACGGCGCGTCGACGATCAAGGCGTCGACGCGGACGCCGGCGGAGGCGAGGAGATCCGCGATCTCCGCGTACCCGCACCGGTAGAGGGACCATCCGGCCCCGTGCTCTCCGTGAAGCGTCATCGGATCGACCTCACTACATGCGTGATCTTGCGCTCGATCGTGACTCCGGGGATCGCCGGAACGACTCCGGCGGGGGTCGCGCGCAGGGTCGCGCGGATCTTCGTGATGTCTGGCGCGAGATACTCCCGGGGCATCTTGACGACATCGAAGGCGACGGCTTCCCAGGAGTAGGACTCCGCGATTCCCTCCGCGACGACGGGAGCGAAAACCGGATCGGCTCCGAGGACGATCGCCGCGTTCGCGGTCTCGAGGTCGCCCGAGAGGGCGGCGCGGCTCGCGGTAGCTACGGCGAGGCGCCGAGCTTCTTCCCGGGCGCGCGCGGCCTCCGCCAGGCGCGAGCGGATGACGCCCGCGACGCGCGCGAGGGGATCGCCGGCTTCGGCGAAGCGGCGATCGATCTCGCGCCCGGCCTCGAGGTGCGGAGCCTTCTCGGCCTTGCGCTCGCGCTCCAGATCGCGGCTCGCAGTCTCGATCACGCGGAGGATCTCGCCGGCCTGGATCTCCGCGCCGGCGCCGTCGAAACGGAGATCCACGACATCGACCAACGCGGCACCTACCGCGCGCGCGTGGTCCAGGACGGCGACGGAGGCGGGGCGTAGTGCGAGGGCGGAGGTCACGCGTCCCCCGAGGCGCGCGCGGCGCGCCGATCGTGCCATTCGACGATCATCGCGCTTGCCGCGGCGTGCGCCTTGTGAGCGAGCCCGGAGTCGGGATCCGTCGCCTCGCCGATCGCGTCGGCGTACAGGTGCCGGAGCATCGCGCTTTCGTATTCGACGCGGGCGCGCTCGTTCCACTCCGCCGTCTGCCAGTTGCCGATCCCGTACTTCGCCGCTCCGTGACCCATAACGCGCGCGATCTCGAACATGAGATCGTCGCCTTCGGTCTCGAGAAGGATCCGAATCACGCGCGCGGCGAACCACTCCGGACCCTCCGGCTCCGGAATGTCGATCGCGAGGTCGATCACGTTCGGGCGCCAGCGCGCCGGAACGACCGACCACGGGATCAGCGCGAGCGGGGGCTTGACTCCGCGGGGCTTCCGATCCTCGGAGGCGGCAGGAGCCGGCGCGGGCGTGGGCGCGTCGGGAGGCGCGTCGACGACAGGATCCCGCCGGATATCCAAGATCGAGAACCACGCGCCGCTCGCGGGGCCGTCCGGGAAGCGGATCCGCGCGCGGCCTCTCTCGTCGTCGATCTCCTCGACTCGATAGGGGCTCCCGCTCTCCGCGCGCCACTGTCCGATCTCGATCTCATTCGTCATCGTTCGTCCCTTCTCTTTCCGGATTCGTCGATCCGTCCCGCTACGTACAACGCGATCCCGACCGCGTCAAGAACTTCCTTCGCGTGCGCTCCGGCGGCCTCGTAGGCGCGCTCGACGATCGCCGGCTCCCCGAGATCGGCGCGGAGCGCGGCGAAGATCCGCGCGTGATGGATCGCTTTCGGCAGATTCCGCTTCCATTCCTGGGGCGGGCGCATGACGATCGCGCGGGCGCCGACGTAGTGCGCCGTGAGGACCCCGACCGTCTGCACGTCGATCAAGTCGTTGGGCTGGCTCCGCGCGTCGCGCGGGCGCCATCGCATCGACTCGACATCCGCGCGCGGGATCGGGCGGTAGAGCGCGGCGCGCAGGATCGTATCCGCGTGCTCCGTCGGGCTAGCAGTCTCCGATCGCGAGACCCCGCACGCGACGATCTGGGGCTCGTCCGGATTCCAGATCGCAAACCCGAGCGCGCGCGTTCCTGGGTCGATCGCGAGGTTCATTCGGAGCCCCTCGCGGGCTTGTCCGCTTCGTTCAAAAGGAAAGCGATCCGCTCCGCCTCCTTGGCACCGTCGACGCGGAACGAGCCGTAAACGCTGGACGCGTTCCCGCACCAGGCCACGAGGAGCCCTCCGCGCGTCTCGTCTCGGACCTCGGCGCCTCTTCCGTGCGAGAGGTGGACCGTGTAGCGCTTGGGCCTCATTCGATCCCGTACCTTTCGCACGCGGCGAGGAATTCGCGCCTCGCGGTCTCCGCGGACCATCGCACGATCCGGAGATCCGGATACGGCTCCGCGTCGATCTCCCAGGGGCGCGCCTCGACGTCTGCGAGGAGATCGCGCCGCTCCGTCACGAGAAGCCGGAGATCGATCGAGGTCACGATCGGAGGGAGGTCGATCGGCAACCCGAACCGGCCCCGCACGGCGATCTCGTGCCGGCGCTCGAACGCTCGCCACGTCGGCCCCAAAACTCGCTTGATCGGGCTCGGGACGTCGCCCGTATAGGCTTCGTGGGCGTCGTGCATGAGCGCCAGCGCGCACGTTACGCGCGGAAGCCCCATGGCCTCCGCGACGGAGAGGGCGAAGACCGAATGCTGCGCGACCGAGTAGCCTCCCGCGTGGCCGTTGTAGCGGTTGAGGTGCGCGAGCGCGTAAGCGATGTCTCGGATCGAGATCGACTCCGGAGCCGGATCCCGATCGAGATCGTAGGCTCGCTCGCTCGCCGTCTGTAGCCATTTCGTCATCGTCCGCCCTCGCCCTTCGGGGTCTCGTCGCCCTCGAGGAGGACCTTATAGAGAGATCCGGAAGCGGAGTGCCAGACCACGACCCCCTCCGGACGCATGAACCCCGGGACGGCGATCGAGCCCTCCGCGCGGAGGCGCTCGATCGCGCCCTCGATCACGGTCTCGCCGATCCCGTCTGCGAGGATCGGGACGCATCCGACGCACGCGGGGCGCGACTCCGGATCGGACCATCGACCTGCGTTGAAAAGCGCGAAGCGCTTGTGATCGAGCCCGTAGCGTCGCTGAATCCCGGCCCCGTACCATTCGCCATAGTGGAGGCCCGGCCCGAGCTTCGCGAGGTCTGCGGCGTGCTCCGAGACCCAGCGCGCGAAGCCGAAGTTATCGTCCCCCGGCGTGATCCAGCGCGAGCGCGAGCCCGCGCGAATCGTGCCGTCCGCGGAGATCGAAACCAGCGCGTTCGTGCCGTCGATCTTCTCCGTCACCACGACCCGCCGCCGGAGGCGGGGGATCTTCGGGAATGCCGGGAACCGCTCGCCCTCGTTCGTATCTGCGTCCGTCATCGTCCGCCCCTTTCGATCGCGATCGCTCGCGACTCCTCGATACCATAGGTCCAAGAGACGCGCAAGGCGTCTTCGCCCGACGCTAGAGCCTTTCGGATCGACTCGAGATCCTCCGGGCCGAGGTCCCGATCCTCGTGCGGGATCAGGCGCCTCGCGCGGTACGCAGGCTCCGCGCCCTTCCGCCAGTGTCGTTGTAGCGCGGGCTCCGCGCGACACGGAGCGATCGGGCACCATTCGCGGCCGACGTCGTCCATGATCTTCGTGATCTCGGTCGCGATCTCGTGCGCCTGATCCTCTCGGATCTCGAAAAGGATCTCGTCATGCGCCTCGTTCCACGTCCGCGCCGGGATTCCGTTGCGGTAGATCCAGGCCATCGATCTCCAGCCCGCGTCAACGAGCATGTCCGCGCACCGGCCCTGGAAAGGCGAATTCGCGGCGCTCGTGAACGTCAGATCCCCGCGGAACCGACCCGAGCGGGGATGCTCGAGCGGCGCGCCGGAGTTGACGATCCGATCGACGATCCGGAAGTATCCGAACATTTCCGGGAAAGCGTCGAGCCATTGGGCCTTGCGCCTCGAGGCCTCCGCCTCGCTCCAGATCACTCCGTACGTTTTCGCGGCCCAAGCTCGAAACTTCGCGATCCCGAGCCCTCCCGGGAATCCGAAATTGCAGGCCTTCGCGCCTTGGCGCGCGGCTTTCGCCTTCTTTTTCGCCTCGGGCCCGTGATCCCCGCGGAGGGCCTCGATCGCGTATTCGTACGTCCAGCCCTGCGAGATCGCGCCGAACCAAACGTGCGCGTCCTTTTCCCGGAGAACCCGCGCGAGGTTGGAGTCAAGGCCCCAATCCGCGCAAGTCTGGGCGAGCGTGTGAAGCTCCGCGGCTTTCCAGTCGCCCGAGAGGATCACGCACCCCGGGCGCGCGACGTAGCATTCGCGCAGGCCCGGCTCGCGGTTGAGGTTCTGAGTCTGGTCCCCGACCGCGTTTAGCGGCTCGCCGGGTGCGGATTCTCCCTTGCTACATGAGGTCCGGCCCGTCTTTTTCAGCGGATCGAAGCGGGGTTGTACGGGGACCCCGAGACGCGCGGCGAGGGCGAGGCGATCGGCCCGGCTCCGGAGCGTCCCGATCGAGGTGAAGCGAGCATAGGCGCGAAGCTGGAGATCGCCCGAAGCGGCGCAGGCGTCCGCGTCCAAGGCGACGTAAGCGCCGGCCCCAACGTCGAGCCCCTTCTCTTTTCCGGTCGCCGTGACGGGCACGGGGAGCGCTCGAGCGAGGCACACGGACTCCATGCGGGCGCGCGCGGCTTTGAGGTCGCGCGTCCCTTCGTAGCGGACGAGACCGCGGACCGGCGGGACCGCGTCGACGCGCTCGAGATCGTGATCGTCCGCGAAGCGCGCCAGCGCGGCCTCGTTCGCGTCCGCGAGGATCGCAAGGCACGTCCGGTGCTCCTCCTCGACAAGCGCGGCGAAGCGAGCAACGGCTCGAGCGTCGACTCGCATCCCGTGGGCGGAGGTGACGCGCAGCCAAAAATCCGCGCGCGAGCGGCGATACTGATCCTGAAACCACGCGGGCGAGAACGCGGCGCGCTGGGCCTCGAAAACGTCGACGGCGACGAGGTCCGCCAGCGCGTACCGCTCGAAACCCTCGGGCCAGGCGGAGACGGGGATCCCGTCGACTTCGTGAAACCGGGTCCGCACGGAGCCCTTGTCTTTGTCTCCGGTCTCGAAAGCGTGCGGGATCTTGTACCGCTCGACGCACCCCAGGAGCGAGCGATCGCGGTGTCGATCGCTCGAGCCCTCGGCGATCCGCGCGAGGCTCTCCCGGACGTGGGTGCAGACAACGCGATCGGCTTCGTACGCGTCGAGCCATGGAAGGAGCAAGCGCGGGCGCGTCGCGATCGAGGCGAGGGCGTCGTATCCGACGTCGTGACCCACGATCAGGACCGCGCGATCCGCTAGCGCGGACTCGAGGCGATCGAGCCCGGGATCGCGTAACTCGACGCGGCTCCCGGTCTCGTCGCGGGTTTGGACACAAACGACGCGCGGCGCCTGGCGGGCGGGCTTGATCGGATACGTCTCGGTATCCAGGCCGAAGATCTTCACGGCGCCGCGCTCGCGCCGTTCGCGCGCGACCATTCGAGAAACTCCGCGCGCCATTCGGCGAGGCTCGGGCGCGTCGTTCCGAGATCGACCCGTCCGAGCCACCAAAAACGGAACACGTCGAGGTCAGATCGGATCCGCGCGATCGCGATCTCGATCCCGATCTCGTCGTCTTTCTTCGGCGCCCCCGGGCACGCCTGCGAGGCGTCGATCCAGTGCGCGCGCGCGCTGCATCGGGAGCATTGAGACCACCGCGGGCCCTCGATCCAGGCGTGTTCCGTCGTTGCGCGCATCGATCCGATCCTCCGGAGAAAGTAGAACCAAACCCGGGCCCGCGGGGCCATCCCTCGATCGGGCCCGGGTCAGGAGATCAGACGGGCCGGATCGCTCCGCTCGCGTCATAGTAGTGCGTCCCGTGGCGCGGGTCGCCGACGGGGAAGGCGTACCAGCCTGCGGGCGGGCCCTGGACGGCGGCGGGCGCCGGCGGAGCGGCCGGAGGGGGCGGAGGCGCGGCGGGCGCCTGGAAGGCCGGCGCGGGGGCCGCCGTGGGGGCGTGCGTCACGGCGGGGGCGCCGGTCGCGGGCCCGAGAACGCGCGCGTTCACGTAGCGCCGGCCCGTCTTCGGGTTGGCCTTGTCGGACTCGAACGCCTCGATCCGAATCTTGGCACCCTTGAACGGGTTGGTCGGGCCGTACATGCTCGCGACCTCCGCGGGCGAGAGGGCCGCGGCGCGCGGATCGTCGAACGCGAGGCCGCGGATCGCTGCCGCAAGTCGCTTACAGTCGGTCGCGCCAAATTTAGGGAATTTCCCGCCGAGGTTGATCCGCCAGGCGCGCCCGTTGCCGTCGTGGTCCGTGACCTCGACCATGACGCCGTCGAGATTGCCGAAGCTTGATCGGTGGAACCGGATCAAGTCGATCCGGACGTCCTGTGCGCCGAGGTCGGGGGAGGGAAGTCGAGTGTCAAGGCCCGTCGAATCGTCGAGGCCTGGGATCTGGGGAAGCGAGGTGTCGGTCATGGTGAATCTCTTCTTTCTTGGTTGCGTTTCGGGTTTCGGATCAGGCGGACTCGACGCCGCGAACGAGCGCGGCGAGGAAACGGAGGGCGTCGGAGCGGTCGCGGGTCTCGTCGCTATCGAATGCCTCCGCCGCATCCTCGCACGTCTCGAGAACGAGCGCAAGCGCTTTCTCGATCGTCTCATGGTCGAGAAGGCCGGCGACGGCGATCAGGGCCTCGGCGTGCGAGGCCTGGCGCGGCTCGAACGCGACGAAGCGCTCCGGAGTCATGACGACACGGATCGTCGATCGGCGCGGGGTCGGGATCTCGATCTGGATCCCGGCTTCGCAAAGCGAGGCGCGGACGGTCCCGCGGATCCCCGCGGCGAAAGTCACCCATCCTGGGAACGTGAGAGACTGAACTTCGGTTTTTGCCATCGTGGTTCCTTCTTTCCTTCGATCTCGTCGGGGGCTAGGACTTCGGTACAGTCGGCGGAGCATAGCTTTTGCGGGGCGCCTGTCAATGCTTCTACGTTCGCTGCGTACTCTTGGGCGGCGGCGAACGCAGAAACGTCCTCGCGAACGCCGAAAAGGAGATCGACCGAGATCAGATCCGCCGTCTGTCCGGGCCGGTGCGTGCGTCCGATCCGCTGTTCCCATGCGATCGGGCTCCGCGGAATGTCAAGGCAGAGATTCCGGGAGAACGCTTGCAGGTTGTGGCCGGTCGCGCCGGCGCGGCTCGACGTCGCGATCGTCTGTCCGCGCGCGTGTCCGATGTAGGCGCCCGTCGCAAGGTCTACCCCTTCCTCGCCGTAGTAGGGGATCCCGAGGAGAGCGCGGAGGGCTTCGCCGACGACGGGCCGATCGGTCCATACGATCGCGGGGCGCTTGTCTTTCGCGAGGTAGCGCGCGACCCAATCGATCGCCGATCCGGAGATCCAGCGCGCGCGCGGATTGGGCCTGAAATAGGGCTCGACGACGCGCCAGCGTTCGAGCGACGCGGCGGCCTCGGGGTAGTGATCGGGGTGCGCGCGGAGGTGGCGCGCGAGTTGATCCGCGGAGTCGAGATCGCGTCGGTTGCTCTCGAGAATGTCCCTACAATGCGAGTGCCATTCCCGGCGTGCGTGCTTCCATTCGAGCGGCGCCGGCGGATCCCACACGCTATAGAACCCGAGCGAGATCTCGCGCGCGTGGCGCCAGATCGCGATCGCGTCCTCGGCTAGTTCGCCGTCCGGGGTCTCGCCCGTCGTCCGGAGCGCGGCGAGCGCGGCGGTCTGCGCGTCGTCGTGATCTGCGACGTGCGATCGGATCTGGATCGGGGTGTCGATAGTCGTCCCCCGCATCGCAACGATCCCGGGGGTCTCGAGGATCCGACGACAGACCGCGGCGCGCGCGTCCTCGCCGGGGTTCGCGAGGCGGAGCAGGGCCCCGGGCTCGAGCCGGCGCGCGCGCCCGCCTACGTCGAGGGCCGCGGCCCATTCCTCGACGTCGTGGTGGTGGTGCGGGAGCGGGGAGCGCGCCCCGAGACACCGGCCCATGATATGCGCGACGTCGCGGATCGAGGTGCCGATAGATGATCCCGTCATCGCGACGAGAAGCACGCGGGGATTCTGGCGGAGGTACCGGAACACGCGGCGCGTGACGGCGGCGGACCTGTTTTTCAACGCGTGCGCTTCGTCGACGATGATCAGATCGGGCGCGTACGCCTCGAGGAATCCCGCGGCTCCGACGCGAGACATACGCTCGAACGACTCGACGCGAAAGAACGACGGGAGGATCCAGTTTTTCCGATACTCGATCTCTTCGATCTTCGTCTTTTCGACTAAGCTCGCGCGGGTCAAGATCAGGGGCCGGACGATCTCCGGACGCATTCTCGAGGCGAGAAGGGAGATCAGGGTCTTTCCGGCTCCGACGGGGAGCGGGAGATAGGCTCCCCCGTAGATCCCGATCTCGAGAAGCGCTAGGGCTTGGTGCTCCAGGAGGGTCTGCGTCCCCGCCGGGGTCCGGAGCGCCGCGGTCAGATCGCGCGCGACCCCGCGCGCATCCTCGAGGCCCCACGAACGCCGCGGGACCGAGAGGATACGCTCAAGATCGGCGGAGGGTTGGACTCCGCCCGCCACGCTACGCGCCGATCAAGGCGCGGAGGGCGTCACCGGCGGCGTGGATCTCCTCGACGGCGCGACCGAGCCGATCGAGCGCGGAGCGGATCGCGGCGGCATCGATTGCGGGTTCGACGCGCCCCTCCGTCTCCGGGATCATGCGGAACCCGGCGACGACGTCCTCGGGGGTGAATGGTGCGGCGGGCTCCCCCGTCATCGTCACGAGCGCCCCGGCCGGGATCTCCGACGTCGCGACGATCGAGACCGTCGGCGGGCCCTCGGGGTGCTCGTGATCGTACTTCTCGAGCATGGCGACGATCGCCGGGAGCCCGTGTCGCGACGACGCAGTCAGGAGCCCGCGGCGGACCGCTTCGGTCTTGGCTTCGTCGCGCGTGAGGGCCGCGTAGCGTCCGGACGACGGCGGGGTGTCGTCCCGCTTCGGAGGCGCCGGCGGGCCCTGCGTGCCGTCGTTCGGTGCCCCCGCGGCCTCCGGCGGGTTGATCGGGTCGGGGCCCTCGAGGGCGACCGAGGGGGCGGCGGGGGCTCCGACGAACGCGAATGCGTCCGGGTACGCCTCGAGGCTCCGGATCGTCGTGTCGAGGCTGGCGAGGTCCGAGAGAACGCGGCCGCGGACCGCGTCGCCCTCGACGGAGACGATCTCGAATTCGCGCCCGTGACATTTCCAGCGGGCGCCGACCGAGAACCGGGGGTCAACTGGCGGAGGCGCGGGCGGAGGCGGAGGCGCGGGCGGAGGCGGAGGCGGAGGCGCGGGCGGAGGCGCGGGCGGAGGCGCGGGCGGAGGCGCGGGCGGAGGCGCGGGCGGAGGCGGAGGCGCGGGCGGAGGCGGGGCGCCGATCGTCTGCGACGCGGCGAGAGCGCGGAGTCTGTCGAGCGTGGAAGCGAGCGCGGCGGGGCTTTGATCGGGCGTTGTCATGGCTTGGATTCCTCTCTGTTCGTCTGTCAGTGCGCAATGTTCGGAGTATTCGCAGGTTCGGCCGAAGGTTCGGCACGACTCCGCGCGGACTGGTAGCATTTCCGGGAGAACGCGCAAGCGCTTGATCTCGAGGATCTGACGCCCGGGGCTAAGGACGTGCGCCGCAATCCCGCGCTCGACGGCCTCGCGATCTAGCCGGAGCGAAACGACGCGCGTAGGGTAGCGCCCTCGCGAGGGGCGGGTTTGGGTGTAGTGCCAGGCGAGATCGACCGCGTCGATCTCGGGGCGCGCGTCAAGCTCGCACGCGGCGAGGATCAATGCCTGGACGTTCGCCCCGAGGTAGTTGGGCTCCCCGTAGCTATTCGTCGATCCGGGCGTCGCGGAGAGGGCGGAGCCGAGATCGCGAACGAATTTGTGATCGCCGATCCGGGAGCCGGTCTCGGTCCGGATCCGATAGTCCGCTTTCGAGAAAAAGATCAGGCCTTCGCGCTGGATCTGGGCCCCGATCTCGATCTCCGCGTAACCCGGAGCGGGGAGCGTGTGCAGCGCTTCCGCCACGATGGCGCCGGGGTATGCGATCTCGGTCGCTTCGCCGCGCTGGACATCGAGCGTTTCATCGAGGGCCGGAAGCGCGCCGGTGCGTAGGTAGGATTCCACGAGGGAATGGCACCGCGTTCCGAGGGCGTTCGCGCCCTTCTGGACGTCGTCCCCGAACCGGACGTTTCGAACGAGGATCCACGACGGGATCCGGGCGCACGTATGCAGGCGCCCGATCATGCTTGGACTGATCCGCATTCAATCCTCCGGCCCAATCCAATCGAACGATCCGGCGCTCGAAAAGTGATCGACCCTCTCGAGCCTCTCGATCGCGAGATCGTGATCGTCGTCGTCGGGGACCGAGTCGAGGGCTTCGATCCGGTCGGGGTGCTCCGCCGGCTCGAGCGGTCGAGAGGGCGCGGAGGGCGTGCGGCGGGCGGGGCGGGGGTTCATTCGAGTGTTACTCCGTCCACCGCGAGGCGGACCCTATCGAGCCCGATCCAGCGCGAGCGCGAGGGATCGGGGACCTTCGTGGTCGGGTGCGTGCGGCGCTTCTCGCTCGGGTGCGTGATGTAGGCGCCGAGGGCCCGGGCGAGCGGGGCGAGCGATCCGGCGGTCGTCCGCTGCACCCACGGCGTAACCTGAACCCAAACCGTAGCCCCGTCAAGCGCAATCCACGGGACCGGATACGAATCCTCGAGGGCGTCGAGGGCCTCCCTCGCGACGTCGGAGCCGATCCGTAGCTCGCGCTCGACCAACGCGGCGCGGGGCGTCGGGGGCTTCGCGTCGCGCTCGCGCTGGATCCAGGAGAGGTGTCGCGCGACGCGACCCAAGCGAACGGGATCGCCCTCGAAAGATCCGAGGCCTACCGAGACCGATCGCGCGGCCTCGACGCGCCCCGGATCTGTGATCTCCACGACGAAAAGGCGCCGGGCCAACGCGGCGATATCGTGGGCTCCGTAGGCTCCCCTCGATGCGAAAAGGCGATCAAGCCGGTTCGCGGCGAGGACGACGCGAACGCCTCCGCGGACGTAGACGGACCTATCCGTCCCCTTCGCCTCGATGACGTGGTCCATCGACGTAACGAGCGCGCGAAATTCCTCCGTGAGGGGGACGCCCGTGCGGGGGTCGCGCGGGATCCCTTCGTCTGCGAATAGGACCGGGCAGGCCGCCAACATCGCGGCAAACTGGCCGAGAACGCGCCGGAGCGGCGTCGCGCGGCGCGCCCCGAAGGTGCGCGCGACCGCGTCCGCGAGTAGGCTTTTCCCCACCTGGGCCCCTCCGATCAGAGCGAGCGCCGGAGCCGTCGACGTCAAGCGATCGCGGCGCGCGTAGGCGATCCAATCGAGCACCCCTCCGGAGGGATCGAGGATCTCTAGCCAGGCCGCGACGTCGCGATCCTCTTGGGGCTCCGGGATGTCGCCGACGGGCGGAGGTAGCGTCAAGGTCAAGCCGTCCACGCGCGGCGCGAGCGCGCTGTATTCGGTCGCGATCGTCGAGATCGCAACCCCGTAGGCGTCGACGATCTCCGCGGGGCTCATAGGTCGGGCTGCACCTTTCGCGGTCGTCTGATCCAGGACGCGGGACTCTCCCCAAAGCGCTCGAGCCATCGACCGCAAGGCCACGCCCTTCATGGGTCCTTCGTAGCGCGCGCGGTCCTCGGCGCGATCGTCGAGAACGAAATACCGATCGTCAAACTGCGCGACGAGCGGGAGCGAGGTCGCGCGCTTCTCGGCGCCCTCCGCGGTCGAGGCGAGGAGCCGATCCGTGAACGCGCGCGCTCCGGCGTTCTCGGTCTCGATCTTCTCGGAGGCGCGGATCCACTTCTCTCGGACGTGCTCCTCGGTCCAGCGCGAGGACGCGCCCCCGAGGCCCGCGACGTCGTCCCGAAGGATCGAAAGAGAGGGCGCGAAGATCGCGGAGATCGCGTCCGGCGGAGCCGTGGGAAGCTCCGCGGCGAGCGTCCAGATCACGCGCTTTGAGAGGAATTCGTCGACGCCCACGACGAGAGGGAGATCGCTCGAGCCGGGGCCGCCCTCGATCCGAAAGAGGCGCTCCCCGAGCGCGAGCCGGCGGATCACGCCCCATTCGTCCCCGCGCTTCCCCGCGGCGAGATCCGCGATCCGCTGGCGGAGGGTCGGGAGGTCCGCGTCCCCGTCATAAGCAACGGGCGTGCGCTCCGCGTCGAGGCCGGGCGGAGGGATCAAGGCGAGCCAAGAATCCGGGAGCGTCGCGATCACTGATCCTCGATCCGGTAGATCCCGCCTCGCGGGTGAACGGAGCCCGGGACCATGCAGACCCCGCCTTCTCCGCGGATATCGATCCCGCGGGCGGGGACGCCGGCGACCGTGCGGAGAGGCCTTGACGGTAGCACGTAGAGATGCAGGCCGCCAGTGGGCGAGCGTACGGAGAGGGTGCGGGGGATGGCGCCGTGCATCGCCTCGATGCGCTCTAGGGCGTCGAAGCCTCCGCCCTTCGTGTCGACGTCGATCACGGAGAGGCCGCTCGAGCGGCGGCCCGTCAGCAATAGGCGCGCCTGCGTTTCGGCGTAGTGCGGGCCTTCCTCGCCCGGAGCGAAGTCGGCCCAGCGGATCGCCGGGATCTTCGTCCCCGGCTTGACGGGGACCGTCGATACCAGCGCGATCCCGGCGGCGGCGAGGATCTCCCGGAACCGGCGGTATTCGTCACGATCCCAGGAGTCGGGGAGGGGCTCGAGCGCGTTCGTCATCGGCCCGGAGCATGGATCGGAGCCGGCGAGGTGTCAAGCGCCTATCGGCGCCCGCGGCGGGATAGCCTTCATCCGTGAGTTAGCGCACACGACTAGGGGCGAGGCGCCGGCTCCGGCGGGGGTCGTGTGCGGGATCTCACGTATGTCGTACAGGCTAGCGCGGTTGCCGCATAATTGACAAAATGGCGAAAACCGGACGAACGGCCTAGATTTGTCCCGGGCCCGGCCCGACCTCGGCCCGCCTCGATCGACCCGAGCTAAAGTCATGCGCCGCCTGGGTTTTTTGGTTTTTGTCCCGCGTGGCCCGCCAGATCTACCGTCACAACAAGATCACAGAGTTTAGATAGCTATTGCAATTGGATTGCAGATAGACTCTTGACTCCCCGCGCCAGCGAAAATAGGAAAATCGGCGGGCCAGGCGGGACAACTGAGGTCCGAGGCCCTTCGACGCCCGAAAATCCCGAGCAAGATCGGGCACTTCGCCCGCTTGTGAGGAAACGCACACCCGGCGGGCCAAGGTCGGGCCAAGGTCGGGCCACGCGGGACAACGGCTCCCGTGCCCGCGCCCGCTCCGGAACCTGCTATACTCGCCGCCGAAAGGGCGAAGCATGAAGCACCGAAAGATCCGCACCTCGCTTGATCCGCACCTCGAGGCTCCCGCGCTCGAGCCGGCTCCCGCGCCCCGCGGCGCCCCGCTGGCGCCCTCCGCGCGCCTCGAGGCTACCGGCGCCGCTCCGGGACGCTCCGCGGGCGTCCTGGAGGCGATGGCGAGCGCGAGCGCGGCGCGGGTCCTACGCAACGGGGCGAAGGCCGCGGCGGCCCGAGGGAAGGGCGCCTAGACTGAAATCGACCGAGACCCCGAAAATAGATCTTGCGCCTCGGTCGACTCCGATCCATTCTTACCGAGTCGCAAGGGCGACAACAAAGAAAGCGAGCGAACATGACGAACACCGACAAGATCCGCACGATGACGACCGCCGAGCTTTTCTACGCGCGCCAGGACTGCGCGGAGGCGGCGAAGGCCATGGACTCGATCGACCGCGCCGACGTCAACGGAGGCGATCGGGCCGGAAAGTACCGCGACGAAGGCGCCGCGATCGCGGCCGAGCTTCTCCGCCGCGGGGCGATCTGATCATGCGATGGTGGATCTACTCCGCCGGGGCGCCCGTCTACACGGTCGGGCGCCCGCTCCGGGCTAGCGCCCGCTCGAGCGTCCGCGCTCGCGCCGCGGGGCGCCTCGAGGCTCGAGCGCTGGCGGACGAATGGCGCGCGAAGATGCGCGCGGCCGGGTGTGAGACCCCGATCGCGTTCTCCTGGGGTCGGGATCCGGCGCCGCGATCCGAGCGAATCCCGGCGATCTGAGACAATCGACCGAGGCGCCGAAAAAAGATCTTGCGCCTCGGTCGACTTCGATCCATTCTTACCAAGTCGCAAGGGCGACAACGAAAGAAGAAGGAAACGATGACGAACGCCACCGCAACCTACGAGATCAGCATGACCGGCGAGAACTTCGGGATGATCTACGCGCCTTCGCGCGACGGTCGCGGGCTCCGCCCCGTCGGCGGGATCGTGGTCCGCCCTAACGCTAACACCGTCACCCTCTCGCGCCGGCTCCCTGCTCGAGCGTGCCGCGCGGGCGAAGGCCTTGGCTACACGGTTCCGGAGCATCGCGAGACGATCAAGCTCCCGATCGCGAGCTTCGATGCTCTCGCGCTGGCTCACGAGATCCTCACGGAATGGGCCCGCTGAAAAAAGATCGGCTCCGGAGTTGACAGGCTCCGGAGCCGGTGCTAGGTTCACTGAGTCGCAAGGGCGAACGAGAAAGAAAGAGAAGAAACACCATGACGAACGAGCAGAAGATCGACGCGGCGCGCAAGGTCCGGAGCGCTTGGGAGGCCCTCGCGCCGGAGGCTCGCACGTTCGAGGGCGCGCGCGCCTTGATCTCGGGCGCTGGATTCGACTTCTCCGAGGGTTGGACGAATAGCTACGGGCGCCGCTTCGTGACGTGTTGGAACACGTTTTCGGGCACCATGGGCCACCCGTGCGTGACCCTCGAGGTGTCCGCGTGATCCGCGTGTACGCGTTGATCGAGGGTGTCTGGCACGTCTCGCGAATGTCCTGGCGCGTGACGACGACAACCGCGTGTCAACCGACGCTCGCGCCCGCGTCCTCCGCGCGCGTGTTCGACATCCTGACAACGGACATCGGATCGGACGCGGTCGGCCCGCTCGAGCGGCGCGCCCCGAGGTGTCCGCGATGTCCGGGGGATTGGGGCCCCGTGGTTCCCCGTGCTACCGTGACGGAGTGACCCGCAGATCCCACGCTCGACGGGACGACGACGAAAGCGACGGCGCGGAGCCCCTCGAGGGCCCGCCCGCCGCGCTGGATCCGTGGTCCCGTCAACCCGGGGAGCCGGATCTAGCTTGGGCCCTTTTCTCTCGCTTCGTCATGTCGGAGGCCCCGACGATCGCGGCGTTCGCGCGGGCCGAAGGCTCGAGCGGCGCGCCGGCGCTGGCGGCCCTCGCGGCTCGCTGGCGCTGGCGTGCGAGGCGCGCGGCCCTCGAGGCCCACTTACACGACGCCCGGATCTCCGGAGCCGTCCGCGAGGCGCGAGAGCAGGGCGCCGCGCACGCTCGAGCGACGTCCGCCGCGCTCGCTTGGGCGACTGAGTCAATCCTCGCCCGCTCCGCCGCCGGGGAGCTTCTAGACGCTCGCACGGCCGTTGCGGCGATGAAAGCCGCGATCGAGCTAGAGCGGCTCGCGAGCGGCGAGCCTACGGCCCGCACGGCGATCGATCTCTCGCACGTCCCGGACGACGCGCTAGCCAAGCTCCGCGCTACCCTCGAGGCCGTGACGGATCCCGCTCGAGCGCCGGAGCGGGAGCCGGATCCCCAAGCAAACTAGGGCGATCCGTAGGGCGCGAGAAAAAGATCGAAAAAAGATCGGGCGGGGGCTTGCGCTTCTCGGGAGCCGATGCTAGTTTCACTGAGTCAGCAAGGGCGACACGAAAGAAAGAGAGCAAAGACCATGACCAACATCCCCACGATCACGAACGAAAAGAACCGCAAGGCCGCTCGAGTCGCGCTCCGCGCCGTCGCTAAGAGTCTCGGGATCTCCGTGGGGGCGCTGGTTCGCCCCTGGGGGCGCCTCGCCGCGGTCGAGGGGTATCTAGCCCTCGCGCGTCGCAAGCTCGAATCCGGACCCCACGGACCCAGCGCGACGACCCTCCGGATCGGCGACGTCGTCGTCGCGGATTACTTCGGTACGCTGGTGTGCGGGCGGATCCGGGCGTTCGACGGCTCCGGCTATTGCTACCTCGATCAGACCCACGCGGGATCCTGCGATCACAACGGGCGATCCTACGACGGGATCGTGCTTGCCCCCTACCAGCGAAAGAGCGTGATCAAGATCGGGCGCAAGCCTTTCACGAAGATCGAGATCGCCTCGACCGCGTGCATGGGCGGAACATACGGGGTCTGAAAAGAAAATCGCTCCGGAGCCTTGACGGGCTCCGGAGCCGATGCTAGGTTCACCAAGTCGCAAGGGCGACCGAGAAAGAAAGAGAGCGAACATGACCCCCACGCATTATCTCACGACCCCCGTTCGATACTTCGACGATCGCCCGCAGGCGTCGGGCGCCTCGATCGAGATCCCCGCAGGCGTCGCCGTCGAATTCGACGGGCGCGCCCCGAGCGGAATGGCGCGGATCTTCCTCCCGGCGATCGTGATCGGCGGAGGCATTCGGAAGCTCCCGATGGTGGTTGTCCCTTTCAACGCGATCGAGGCCCTGTGACCTCCGCGAAGATCGAGATCTGGATCGACGCCGATCGAGTCGTGGACGGGTGGGGGAGCCATCGGAGCGCGCGCCGGATCGCCGTCGGGCGCCTCTCGACGCTCGAGCGGGAGGCGCTCGAGCGCGGCGCGCTGGGCCTCGAGGGTGCTCCTCCGGCCGGAGGTCGCGGGAGGGGGTCTACCTACCGCCGGATCGTCAAGGTCGGCCCGTCCTGGTACGCGCGGACGATGACGCCCGAGCAGGAAAAGGCTGAGGGCGTGTCGGATTGAGAAAAAGATCGGGCGGGGCCTTGCGCTCCGCCAGATTCCGATCTATAGTCTCGGAGTCAGCAAGGGCGACCGAGAAAGAAAGCGAAGAAACACCATGACGAAGACGAACGAGATCACGACCGAGACCCCCGCCTCTATCTGCATCGGATCGGATCAATACGCCGCGAAGATCCTCCGGGTAACTCCCTTCACCGTGACGGCGAAGATCGCCCGCGAGGACGAGAAGCCTATGATCTTTCGCCTCAACCGCTTCGGATCGTGGAGGTCCGGAAACTTCCGGCTCGCGCTCGGAAAGAGCGAGACGATCCTGGATCCGTGTTTCTGATCCTCGCGTGCTAGGCTCCGGAGGAAAAGGCCGAAGGCGTGGCGGATTGACGAGAATCGACCGAGGCGCGAGAGAAAGATCTTGCGCCCGGTCCGGCTCCGATCCATTGTTACCGAGTCGGCAAGGGCGACCGAAAAGAAAGCGAAGAAAAAGACCATGACGAACACGAACGCACGCGACGCGATGATCCTCGACTGCGAAACGACCTACGGCGTCAACGCGCTCACCTGCGACCCGATCGTCATCGAATGGATCTTCGGGCGCATGATCGAGAGTCACGGGATCGAGGCCGCTCGAGCGGCCCTCCGCGCCGTCAATGCGAAGCGGGAGCGCCTCGGACGGATCCCCGCGTACCCCGCCCGACTCTGGGCCTGACCCCCCGTGCTAGGCTCCGGAGCATGATCAAGCTCCGGAGCCTGCTACCCCTCGCCTTCCTGATCCTAGCCGCGGGTTGCGGCTCGAGCCCGGTACGCACCTCCGCGCACGCGCTCGAGGTCGCCGCGCTCGCGACGTCGACGGCGGGGGACGCGATCTCGCTCGCCTCCGAGACCGACGCGCGGGCATCCTGCCCCCGAGGCGCGTCGGAGCCGGACGCGTGCCTCGCCACGGTCTCGGATCGCTGGGCTCCCGTCGACCTCGCCTTCTCCGGCGCCCGCCTGGCCCTCGGCGCCTGGTACGCGTCGACGGTCGCGGCGAGCCGCTCCGGTGACTCCGAGGGCTTGCTGGGCGCCGCGCTCGCCTTCGCTCGAGCCTTCGCCGCGAGCTACGCGGACCTCCGCGCCGTCGCGGCGAGGCTCGGGCTCCCGCTTCCCGATCTCCCGGCCTTCTGAATCCGTGCTAGGGTAGGTCTCGTCCGGTTCTCGTTCGTCCGGCTCCTCTTTCGTTCGTCCTAGCGCCCGCCGGTCCCTTTCCCGGCGGGCGCGCCTATTTCCGCCACCCGATTCCCGAGCAAGATCGGGCGCTTGAAAGAAAGATCGAAAAAAGATCGGCGCGGGGGTTGCGCTTCTCCGGAGCCGATGCTAGTTTCACTGAGTCAGCAAGGGCGACGGCGAGAAAGAAAGCGAGATCACGATGACGAATACCAAGAATCGCTGCATGTACTGCAAGGGCGCTCGCGCGTCGTTCCTCGTTCCGGGGTTGGATGATACGTACGCGCACGTCGCCTGCTACAGGGCGGACGTGGCCGGAACCTACAACGACGCGGCGCCCCGGACACCCAAGGCGCGCAAGAACGCTCATGCTATGTGCGTCGCGAATCACGCAACCCGGCCCGACACCCGGAGCGCGGAGCGCCGCGCGGAGGATGACGCTCTAGAGGCCTGGCTGGCGGACTGATCCGTTTCACGTGAAGCATCCCGGAGCCTGCTACGCTCCGGGATGCCCGAAACCGAGATCGTCCGGATCGTGATCGCCGCGCTCGAGATCGTCTCCCGCGCGGCCCCTGGGTTCCTCGCCGCGTTCTCCGGAGCCGACTCCGACGAGAAGGCGCTCGATCGCGCGCGAGTTGCCCTCGAGGCCGTGCCGACCGATCCGGCGAAGCGCGGGGTCGAGCGCTGGCGGGCGGAGCTTCGCGGGGCGTGAGAGCCCGCGCGCGCCGGCGCGTCGAGGCGCACGCTCTAGCCGTCGCGGGGGCCCTACTCCCGCGCGTCAGTCTGTCGATCGCATGGACGACGCACCCTCTAGCGGGAGCGGAGGGCGAGGAGGTCCATGCCGTGGCCTTTTCGTGTGGCGAGCACGCCATCGTGGTCCTCGACGAGGATGTTTTCGAGCGCTCTAGCGCGGCGGAGCGCGAGGACACGATACGGCACGAGATCGCGCACCTGCTCGCGTGGCACCGGCACGGGCACGAGATCACCGATCACGGTCCGGAGTACCGCGCGGCGCGGCGCGATCTCGATCGCACGCTCGACTCCGACGACGACGGAGCGTGCTAGCGTCGTGGATGCCGCGTAGCCCCGTCGACCTCGAGGAACACGATCGCAAGCTCCGCGCCCTATCGGAAGACATCGCGCGCGTTGCGGCCGAGCGAGGGATCGACCCTGGCGCCCTCCGGCGCTCCGAGTATTACGATGCGATCGGAGCCGCTCCGAGCTACGCCCAACGCTTCTACGGACCGGCGCGGGAACTTGCGAGCGGAGGCCGGCGCGAGGCTCCGCCCGTCGACGCGATCCCGGACGGGCACGCAATCAAGGGCGTCTCGACCTACGTCGACGCCGCAGGCCAGGTCAAAGGCCAGTGGGTCAAGACGCGCCTGGTAGGCGAACCGATCGAGGATCAGATCGCGCGCATGACTGCGAAGCTCCCCGCGATCGTCCCGACGCGCTCCGGCTCGATTCCCCTCCCGGCGCTCGAGCGCGATCCCGATCTCCTCGCGGTGTACCCCCTCGGAGATCCACACGTGGGGATGCTCGCCTGGGGTCGCGAGTCGGGGGCCAACTTCGATCTCGAGATCGCGGAGCGGCTCCTCGTCGGAGCCGTGCGCGATCTCGTGCTCCGAGGTCCGCGCGCCTCCGGAGCCTTGATCGTCAATCTCGGTGACTTCTTCCATTTCGACAACGAGCACCAGCGCACCACGCACGGCGATCACTCGCTCGACGTCGACGGGCGGACGGCGCGCGTTCTCGAGATCGGGCTCCGGATCTTCGTCGCGATGATCGACGCGGCGCTAGAGCACCACGATCTCGTCGTCGTGGATTGCGTCGCCGGCAACCACGATCGATACACCGCGATCATGCTCGCGCTCGCGCTCCGACAGTACTACCGATCGGAGCCTCGCGTCGACGTCCCGATCGATCCGGCGTCTCGCCACTACTGGATCCACGGTCGTGTCCTGATCGGGACGACGCACGGAGACCGCGGGCGCGTTGAGGATCTCGGCGCGATCATGGCGGCGGAACGACCGGCGGAATGGGGCCATGCGAAACACAGGCACTGGCTTTGCGGGCACGTGCACCATAGCCAAGTCAAGGAGCTTCGTGGGGTGACGATCGAGACGTTCCGCACCCTCGCCGCGCGGGATTCGTGGCACGCCGCGCAAGGCTACACCGCGCAGCGCGATCTCAAGCGGATCGTCTATCATCGATCCTACGGGGAGATTGAGCGGGCGACCGCGGGGATCGACTATCTCGAGCGAGCCGCGCGCGTCGAGTGATCTCCGAGGACCGACAGAAGATCGCCGAGACGATCGTCGCGCTCGACAGAGAGCAGTCGCGGCGCGCCTTCTCCGCGTTCGCGCGCCTCGCCTGGCCTTACGTCGAGCCGTCTCCGTGTCGATGGTCGTGGCATATGGGCGCGATCTGTGAACACCTCGAGGCGGTCTCTCGAGGCCAGATCCGCGATCTCGTGATCGCCGTTCCCCCCGGACACTCCAAGTCGCTTCTCGTGACCCTGTGGAACGCGTGGGATTGGCTGGCGGTCGATCCGACGCGCCGCACGATCTCCGCGACCTACGCGCAGGATCTCTCCGAGAAGTCTGCGCGGATCCTCCGCGGGCTTCTCGAGACCGAATGGTGGCGCGCGCGCTGGCCCGCGCTGGCGCTTGATTCCGACGTTGAGGATCGGATCCGCATGTTTCGCGTCCGGTCGAAGGGCTGGCGCTTCTCGACGTCCGTGGGCGGGACCGTCACGGGCTATCACGCCGACATTCTCGTGGGGGACGATCTCGCGAAAGCGCAGGACGCGGACGGACGCGCGGCGCTCGATCCGATCGCGCTCGAGCGCGCCAATCGGTTTTGGTTCAGCACGCTACACACCCGCCGCGCGGACGCGCGCACCACGCGGCGCGTTCTCATCGGCCAGCGCTTGCACCACGACGACACCCCCGGGCGCGCGATCGAGGCGGGGTATACGGCCTTGATCCTTCCGGCGGAATTCTCGAGCCGCTCCGCGTGCGTCGTTCGCGAAACCGGATTCCGTGATCCGCGCACCGTTGACGGCGAGCTTTTGTGTCCGGACCGCTTCCCGGCGGAAGTGATCGAAGCCGATCGCGTCGCGCTCGGGCCCCAAGGGCACGCCGCGCAAAACAATCAGGATCCGACCCCGCCCGACGGGATGCTATTCAAGCGCGTCTTGGATCATCGATGGAAGCCCGATCCGTTGACGGGTGAACCTCCCGTCGGCGGGCGCACGATCATCACGTGCGACGCTACGTTCAAAGATACGAAGTCGAGCGACCTAGTCGCGATCCAGGCGTGGCGCGGGCCCGTCGCCGGCGCGTTCCTGCTCCTCGCTCGAGACACCCGCCGCATGTCTGCGAGCGAGACCGTCCGCGCCCTTTTCGCCATGGCGGCACGCTTCCCCGGCGCGGCGATCTATATCGAGGACAAGGCGAATGGCACGGCGATCGTCGACTTTTTCAAGGCGGAGCTTGTGGGCTTGACTCCGTGGGATCCGGGTCAAGCGTCAAAGTATTCGCGCGCCGAAGCGAAGGCGTACCTATTCGAAACCGGGCGCGCGCTCGTTCCGCCCGATTCCGTGGCGCCTTGGGTGGCAGACTACGCCGCGACGTTGCAGCGCTTTCCTCTGGCGAAACACGATGACGACGTCGACGCAACGACCATGGCCCTTCTGATCCTCGACTCGCGCTCCGCCCGATCCTACGCGGAGGCCGTCGCGAAAATGGCAGAGGACGCGCGCGGCGGAGCCTCGCGGGAGTAGGCTACACTTCCGCGCATGGCGCTTCGAGATCTGACAGCGTGGTTCAAGGATCAGCTCCGCGAGGACGGCTGGTTTTCGCTGGTGACGGGCCTCGGAGGTGCGCGCGATCGCTCGACGTCGGTACGCCCGATCTTCGTCGCGATCGACGATGTCACGATCGAGGCCCTTTACCTCGGAAACGGGCTCGCCGGAACCATCGTCGACGCGGTCCCGGACGACGCGATCGGAACCGGGATCGGCACCGGCTCGGAGGCGCTCGATCAAGCGCTCCGACGCACCGGCGCGATCGACCGCGCGGGCGAGGCCTGGCGCTGGGGCCGCGCGTACGGGCGAGGGGCCGTCTACATCGGCCTTTCGGACCGGCTCGGCCCCCAGTCGGCCCCGGTCGCCCTCGAGGCGATCCAGCCCGGGGATCTGACCTTCCTCGAGGCCGTCGACGGGATCGACTTGACCCCCTCGCGCTTCGAGGAATCGCGCGCGAGCGCGAGCTATGGGCGCCCCTCGCACTACTGGATCTCGGGCGCGCGCGTGGGTCAGGAGATCCACGCGAGCCGCTTCGTTTTCTTCGGTGGGGCCCTGACTCCCGCGCGAACGAAGATCAACCGCTCCGGAAAGGATCTCTCGGTCCTACAACGCCCTTACGACGCGCTCCGAGACGAAGGGTCAAGCAACGCGGCCGTGATCTCCGCGTTCCAAGATCTGAGTCAAGCGGTTTTTAAGATCAAGGATCTCGTCACGATGATCGCGAACGGCCAGGCGTCGATCATGCGCGATCGCATGGAGATCGTGGATCTCGCGCGGAGCGTCTCGCGCGCCGTGGTTCTCGACGCGGACGGCGAGTCATTCGAGCACGTCGGAGCGGCGAACCTTACGGGCGTCGACGCGCTACAGGGCCGGATCCTTCAACGTGTGGCGTCGTGGGCTGGAATGCCGGCAACGCGCCTTCTCGGGGTCTCGCCGGTCGGAATGAACGCCACGGGCGAGAGCGATCTCCGGATCTGGTACAAGCGGATCGAGGTCGAGCGCCAGCGCCACGAAGCGCAGATCGCGACCCTGATCCGGACCGTCGCGCGCGCGAACGCGATCGAATGGTCGGGGGAGATTAGGTGGCCTGCATTGTGGACCCCGACGCCGGCGGAGAAGGCCGCGCAGGAGTCGATCGAGGCGACGACGGACGCGGCTCGGATCGCGTCCGGAGTCATCGACGCGGCGGAGGCGCGCGAGATCCGGCTCGGAGGCGCGAGCTACCACGAGATCCTTGAGGCTGCGAAGATCGGAGCCCTCGAGGAAGACGACGGAGCCGATCCGGAGATCCTCCGCCCCGCTTCGGGCGAGACCTGGATTGACACCGGCGATCAGCACCGGCTACAGGTAACCGCCGTCGCGAACGGGCGGATCTTCTTTCTCGATCTCGACTCCGCGGATCCTGCCCGTCAGTACGCTTGGGCGGAGCCCTACTTCGTCGAGCGCGCGCGGCGCGTCGAGGTCCAGGCCCCGTGACGGCGAAGCCCTCGAGGCGCGCGGCCCTCGCGGCGCGCCGTGCCGCCCTCGCAAAGCGCGAGCGCGTCGCGAAGCGGCCCGCGGTACCTCTCGACGTCGCGGAGGCGTACGCGGGCGCCCTGCGAAGCTTGAACCGCGATCTAGCGGCGGAGGTCCGCGCCTTCGTCCGGCCCTGGCTCGACGCGCGGCGCGAGGAGCAACGCGCGGAGGCGCGCGAGGACGCGGCGGGGGATCTGGACTTCGGCCTTCTCCGGGTCCGGCTCGAGAAGATCGCGAAGGATCGAGCGCTCGATCTCGTTGACCGTTTCGGGCGCCGGATCAACAAGTGGAACGTCGAAGATCTCGCCGCGGTTCTCCGGATCGACATTGACGCGGAGCCCCCCGCGATCCTCCGACTTCTTGAGGCCTGGCGTCGCGAAAACGTAGGCCTGATCACCTCGATCGCGAAGCGCCTGCACGGGGACGTGCGCGACGTCGTCCGCGCAGGCGCGCGCGAGGGGACGCGCGTCGAGACGATCGCGGATCAGATCCGGGAGCGTTTCGACGTTTCGCAGTCGCGCGCGAATCTGATCGCGCGAGATCAGATCTTGAAAGGGAACGGGGATCTTACGGTCGCGCGCTGCTCCGAGGTCGGGATCACGCACTATCGGTGGAGCACGTCGCGAGACGAGCGCGTCCGCGGGAACCCTTCGGGGAAATGGCCGAAGGGTCTACACTACGCGCTCGACGGAAAGATCTTCGCGTTCGCGGATCCGCCGATCGTGAACCTCGAGGGCGACCGCGCGAACCCCGGGACCGACTACCAATGCCGGTGCGTGGCGATCCCGATCCTCGGAGACTAGCCGTCCACGTGCTACAGTCAAGCGGAATGGTCCTCCGGCTCGACCGATCTCCCCTCTCGAAAGCGACGCGCCTTGACTCCGGCGCGATCCGCGTTCCGGCGCGCTTGACGCGGACGGGCGTGTTCGCGTATCGACAGGCGGACGGATCGACGCGGCGCGAGTACCGGCCGGCGGACGAAGTATTCGCTCCGAGCGCCCTCGAGGCGCTCCGCGCCGCTCCCGTCACCGCGGAGCACCCTACCTCCGGCGCGCGGCGTGTGACGGCGGAAACGTGGTCCGGGGTCGCGATCGGGCATGTCGGCGACGACGTCCGCGCGAGCGAGGATCGGCGCTTCGTAGAAGCGAGCGTTGTGATCTCCGACGCCGGCGCGATCTCTCGCGTCGACTCCGGCGCGCTTCGTGAAGTCTCCGTTGGATACGACGTCGATCTGGAGATGACCTCGGGCGTTTCGCCCGAAGGCGAGCCGTACGACGCGATCCAGCGCCGGATCCGGCCGAACCACGTTGCGCTCGTCCCCCGCGGCCGAGCCGGCTCCGAAGTCTCGCTCCGCCTCGATTCGGCGGGCGACGAAGTCAACGACCCCAGCCCTAAGGATCCCCCGCCCATGCAGATCAAGATCGCCGGCCGCGAGTACGCCGCCGGATCCCCCGAGGCCGAGGCCGCGATCGCGGCCCTCTCCGCTCGCGCCGACGCGGCCGAGGCATCGGCGAAGGCCGCGCGCTCCGTCCTGATCCGCGATCGCGTTCGCTCCGCCCGCATCGAGGCGCGCGCCGACGCGGACGACAACGCGGTCATGATCGACGTCGTCAAGCGGATCGCGCCGGACGTCGATCTCTCGAGCGCAAGCCCGGACTTCGTCGCGGGCGCGTTCGCCGTCGCGATCGCGATCGCCCTCGCGAAGATGGGCGCCGACGAGAAGCCGAAGGCGCCGGCGCAGCCCGGATCCCCCGACGCTCCGGCGGCGGGCGCCGCGGGCGCTCGAGCCGACGCGATCGACGCGGCTTACGCGAAGATCCGCGCCGACCGCGCGGAGGATCCGAAGGCGGAGACCGCCGAGGACATCCGCGCGCGCGTTCTCGCCGCGCAGCGAAAGGCCGTTTTCGCGGGTCTTTGATCCGCTCGGACCCGCAACCCTCATCCCTCTCGGAGCCTAGACAATGCCTTTCAATTCGGTCGTTTCCGATCTCGCGCACGCCTACCCCGGACAACTTGCGGAGCCCCTGGCGCCGAAATTTGCCCGATCCTTCACCGTGCAGACGGCTATCAGCGCGGGGCGCCTCGCGAAGCGCGGCACGGACGCGGACGATCAGATTTCGCCCGTCACGACTGGGGACACGGTCACTGTCGCGATGCTCGCCGGCGTAGTGCTGCTGGATACCTCGAGGCCTGTGGAGGATATCGGCGGCTCCGGAATCGTGGCGGGCAAGTCTGCGTCCGTGCTCCGGCTCGGATCGGTGTATATGGAATTCGTCGAGGCCGTGACGGCGGGGGAGTGTGTTGGGATTGTCCTCTCTACCGGGGCCTTGAAGGGCTATGCGCAAGGCACCGCGGCGGGTTCGATCCCGACAGGGGAGGTTCTCGTTCCGGGCCTCCGGATCGCGCAGACGACAGGCGCGGCCGGATGCGCGATCGTCGAAGTCAATCTCTTCGGCAACCAGGACGCGGCGACCGTCGGCAGCGGCGCCTGAAAACCCCCACTTCCCGCCTCACAAGGATCAACGACTCATGAACATCAAGCCCTCCGACGAGAGTCTCCGCGCCGCGCGACGACTCTCCGAGATCGCAAACCGCACCGCCGAGGACGAGGAGATCGATCGCGACTACCGCAATCGACGCCTCGACGCGGACGAGACCGCCATGCTCGCGCTCCAGCTCGAGCAGCTCCGCGCGCGGGTCTATGAGGCCCCATACTCGAATCTTCAAACCGTCGCCGCCGTGCCGATGTCCTCGGATGTCGACGCGGACGCGGAGTCTTTCGCGTGGGAAGAGATCGACAGAGTCGGCGAAGCCGCCTTCATCTCCGACGACTCCCTCGGCGACGATCTGCGATCGGTAGAGATCAAGGGGGTCAAGCAAACTCGAGCGATCTTCACGGCGGGCGTCGCCGTGAATTATTCTATGGCCGAGATGCGGCGCGCGGCGCGCGCAGGAAAGCCGCTCCAGGCCCGCAAGCTCGCGGCGGCACGCGAGGCCTTCGATCGTCTCGTGGACCGCGTCGCGGCGCGCGGCGATACGGTCCACGGCATCGCTTCGGGCGTCTGTAATCATCCCGTCGGCACGGGCTCGACGCAGGTCAGATCTACGGCCCTTACCTCCGCGGCGTGGGCCACGGGCGGCCTTGTCGCGCAGACGATGCTGGACAATCTACTAACCGCGGTCGCCGCGCAGGTGTCCGACTCGGACGGCACCTTCGCTCCGGATACGCTCGCGCTTCCGATGTATGCACGGCTCCGTCTCGCACATACGATGTTCACCGACGGACGGCCGGAGTCGGTGCTTGAGCGCTTCCTCAAGATCAACGGCTCCGTGAGGCGCGTGATCGATCTCAATCGCTTGAAGGAGGCGGACGGCACCGCCGCGAATCAGTCGCGCGGCCTTCTCATGGCGACGAGCAATCAGAACTTCGAGATCGTCGTCCCCCAGCCCTTCACGCTCCGCCCGCCGCAGGAGATCGGTCTGGGCGTCAGGATCATGGCGATCGGCAGGATCGCGGGCTTCGTGATCTACCAGCCCCTCTCGATGCGCTACCTCACGGGCCTCCCGAACGCCTGATCGGATCCACGTCGACACCGAAGCCCGCGCGATCGCTCGCGCGGGCTTCGCCTTTTCGTCTGCTATCTTGATCGTGTATGACGGTCACGGCCTCCGCGTTCCGCTCGTTCTTCGGAGAAACGTTCGCGCGAACCCCGGAATCGATGATCGCGGCGCGTCTCGCGATCGCGGAGGCGCGGACGCCGGCGGAGGTGTGGACGGTCGAGACGATACGTGACGCGGGCGTCTACTACCTCGCCGCGCACATGCTCGCGCTCGAGAGCCCCGCGCGCGCTATGCGAAAGGGAGAGCCTCCGGGGGAGTCGCCCTACTCGCGCGAGCGGAAGATCCTCGAGGCGATCGTCTCGTCCGGCTTCCGAACGGCCGGCGCGGCGCCGTACGCGGGTGATGTAGCCCTCGACGCGGAGACGGGGGGCCGATGACGGTCCGAACGGTCGACCGAGGCGCTACGGCGCTCCTGGCGCGACTTCGCGAGCGCGCTCGAGCCGTCGAGGTCGGGATCCTCGGCGCGGAGGCGCGGCGCGAGGAAGGCGCGGGCGTCACGGTCGCCGACGTCGCGGCGTGGGCGGAGTTCGGTCTCGGACAGCCGCGCCGATCGTGGCTGGTCGACTGGATCGAAGCGAACGGCCCCGCGCTCACGGAGCGCACGAAGATCGAGTCTCGCGCCATCATCGCGGGCGATCGGACGAAGGCCCAAGCGCTGGGCCGGCTCGGACTCTGGATCCAGGGCCAGATCCAGCAACGGATCGCGAACGGGATCGATCCCGAAAACGCGGAGTCAACGATCCGGAAAAAGGGATCGTCAACGCCCTTGATCGACAAGGGCCAGTTTCGATCTTCGATCGCGACGAGGGTTGTATGACGCGGATCTTTCTTCTCGCGTTCGCGCTCGCCGGGTGTCCCGCGCCGGTTTGTCCGACGACGGCGACGCGCTGCACCTCGGAGCGCGTCGAGGTGTGCGACGCGCGCGGACAGTGGCGCCCGGTCTCCGACTGCGCGGAGGTCGCGCGCTCGAGCGGCGGCGAGTGGACGTGTGGAACGACGCGCGAGGACGGGCGCGAGATCAACGCGTGTCTTCGGGTGGGGGGGCGATGATCCCGGACTCCGAGATCCGCCCCGAAATCGTCCGCGCGTACGCCGATCACATGGCGCGCGCGTACGGCGCGACGATCGTGCCGAAGGCGTCAAGCGCAGCCATGAAAGCGGCGGGCGCGTTCCTTCGCGCCTTCGGTTTCGGTCTCGGCGCACGCTGGGAGACGCACGTGGTGACGACGATGGGCCGAACAATCTTCGTCCCCTTTGATCTCGGCGTGGGCGGAGTTTGGTCCCCCTGGGAACAGATCGCGACGATCGCGCACGAATGCCAGCACGTCCACGACGGTACTGCGGGCGGGCTTGCGCGCGATCTTGGGTATCTATTTTCGACGTCCGACCGCACGCACGCGGAGGCAACGGCCGTTGTGACGTCGATGGAATTGCACTGGTGGCGATACGGAACGATCGAGCGATGGTGGACCCGCACGCGCGCCGAGGCGTTGCATGGGTACGGCGTGAGCGACGCGGATGTTGAGCACATCTTCGCGCACCTGCTTGCCGCGGCGCCGACCGTGAGGCGCGGAGGTTTCGTCTCACATGCGGGCGAGACGGCGATCGCGTGGCTCGACGTGAATGCGCCGGAGCTTCGCGCGCCGAACGTGCGATCGCGGGGCGCCTCGTGAGTCTTTCGAGCGCGTTGATCGAGATCCTCCGCCTCGCGGTTTCCGATCCGGCGCTCGACGTCCGGATCGGTGATCGGACGTCGCGGTGGGTCTCGGACGTCGCGAACGTTTCGATCCGCGTTCTCGGGATCCGGCGCATCGGGATCGACGAGCCGCGCGTCCGCGACGACGGCGATCCCTCCGGCGATCTCCGCGAGACTATCCACGGCGTTCGCGTCGTCCGATTGCAGATCGTCGTTGACGGCGACTCGCACGATCTCGGGTTCGCAAGCGAAGATCTCGCGGATCGTCTCGTCGCGGGGCTCGAGCGCTCCGACGTGCGCGCGCTCCTCGAGGCGGAGAACCTCTCCGCTGCTACGTGCGGGCCGGTCTTGACGGCTCCGGCGCGCGGCGACGCGGGCGATACGCGGTCGGTCGCGATCTTCGATCTGGCGTTCAATACGTCGCGCGAGGTCCGAGGGGATCTAGTCCAGTGGATCCAATCGGCCCCCGTGTCAAGCGGCGTGCTATCCTAGCCCCATGGCACTCTCGGAGATCGTCAGCGTCCAGATCCAGGCCGGCACGGTCAACCCCGCGCGTAAGGGGTTCGGCGTCCCCCTGATCATGGCGCTTCACAACGCCTGGGCGGGCTCCGAAGTGCGGACATACCGCACCTTCTCCGAAGTCGCGACGGACTTCGCTTCGCACACGTGGCCGTATAGAGCCGCGGCAGCGATGTTCGGCCAGAAGATCCGCCCCTCCGAGATCAAGATCGGGAAGCTCCCGACCCCCTCCGCGCTGCAAACCGTCGTCCTAGATTTCGCGTCGCATCCTACGGGATCCGCAATCACAGGCACCGTCACGAGCCCCGCCGGGGTCGTCACGGCGATCAACGTCGCATGGAATACGAACATCGCGACGACCCTCGCCGCAGTCGACACCGCGATCGAGGCCGCGATCGGCGCTGCTAGCGTGACGACGGCCTCCCCGCTTTTGACGGTTGCCGTACCGACCGCCGGAAACGGCGTAGCGTATTTCGAGTTCCCCACGGCGTTCGTTCGCGAGACCACGGCGGACCAGGACTATGACGACGCGCTTACCGCGGCGCTCGTGATCGACCCGGAGTTCTACTTCGTTCTCACGGACACCGCGAGCCCGAAGAACATCGACAAGATCGCGCGCTGGGCGCTCGCAAATTCCAGGTTCTATCTTGCCGGCTTGAGTTACAACGATCCCACGGACTTCGTCTCCGGTGAGTTCACTTCGGGCGCGGATTACACCGCGCTTCTCGCGAACGACGCATGCGCGGGCCTGTTCACGCTCCAGTCGCGCAAGTCGGCGATCGAGGCTGCCTGGTGCGGGACGATGGCGCCACGCGATCCCGGATCTGCGACGTGGGCCTTCAAGTCGCTCGAGGGCGTCGGAGCTGATGCTCTCACGTCGACCCAACGAAACTTCATCGCGACGACGAGCAAGGCGAACCACTACACCGAAGAGGCGAAGGTCCCGATCACGCGACCTGGGAAGACCTTCGGCGGAGAGTGGATCGACGTCGTCCTCGGGATCGCCTGGATCGAGGCTCGAGCGGCGGAAGCGATCTTCGCGCTCCTCGCGAACGAGCCGAAGGTGCCTTACACGGAGGCGGGCATCGGGCAGATCGAGGCCGTGCTCCGCGGCGTGCTCCGCGAAGCCGAGCGGCGATCGATCATTGATTCGGGCTGGACGATCACGCATCTCGCCGTTGCGGACCAGTCGACCGCGGATCGCGCGGCTCGCATCCTTCGCGGACTCGAGTTCTCGGCGCGCCTCGCAGGCGCGATCCACGTCGTCAACCTCGTCGGCACGGTGACAGTGTGAAAACCTACGATCCCCGAAAGTACACCGCGGTTTTCGCGGGAGTGAATCTGAACAAGGGCCTGGCCGACGGGACTTGGATCAAGATCACGCCGGCCGCTCCGCGCTTCTCGAGCAAGGTCGGCGTGGACGGCGAGGTCGCGCGCTCGCGCCGGCACGACACGAGGCGGATGGTCGAGTTTTCGACGATGCAGACCTCCGAGGTCAACGATCGCCTTTCCGCGATCCTTGCGGCCGACGTCGCGGCGGAGGCGGGCGAGGGCGTCGGCTCGTTCCTTCTCCAAGACCGCAACGGAACCACGGTCGTCGAGGGCGTCGCGTACATCACGCAGGAGCCCGATCTTGAGCTTGGCGTGGAGGCCGGAACTCGGACCTGGAAGCTCGAGATCGTCGACGGCGACGCGACGCACGGCAGCAACGCGGATTCCGCGGCGGCGGTCTGATCCATGGCCGTCGGCGCATTCACGCTCTACGGGGCTGCGAAAGAAGGGATCGCGAAAGCGACGATCGATCTCGACGGCGAGACGATCCGCGCGATGCTCCTGACGTCGGCATACACGCCCGTCGTCAACACTCACGCGCTCACAAGCGATCTGGCCGGCGAGCTTCCCACGGCGGACGGCTACACGGCAGGAGGCGCGGCCTTGACGGGCGTCACCGTCACCCGCTCTGGCGGTACCGTGACTTTCGATGCGGCGGACGTCTCCTGGACCGCCTCGGGCGCCGGTCTCACGGCGCGATATCTCGTGCTCTACGCGGACGGCGGAACCGATCGCTTGATCGGTTACATCCTTCTCGACGACACCCCGGCGAACGTCGTTGTCAACGCGGGGACTACTCTGACGATTCAGTGGAGTGCCTCCGGGATCTTCACGCTGTCCTGAGGAGGACTGATGGCCGACAACGTCGCACTGCCCGCGAGCTCTGGGAAAGTCACTACGCGCGAAGTCTCGTACAGCGGAGAGACCGCGCAGGCGCAGACTGTCGGCCTCGTCGTGCTCACCGGGGCCGACGATGCGAAGATCGCGACCGACGTCACAGTCGCCGATCCGCTTCCCGTGCAAGAGACAGGCGGCGCTAGCGGGCCACAAAGACAGATCCTCGCGGTGCTGCAAAGCCCGCCTGGATACGACTCTACGCTGCGCCGCGCTCGCTCGACTGCGGTGATCGAAAGCGGCACCGTCACGACCGTCACGACGGTGACCACGTGCACGACCGTGGCCGGACTGACAAACATCGATGGGCGCAACGGCGCAATGCTGATCAACCAGACAAACCTTTCGGCGTGGGCCGATTGCGTCCGAGCGCGGATCACCTGACATGGCGAACACTTTCAAGAAGGTCATCGACCGACTCATGTGGGCGCAAGTCGCGCCTTCGATCACCGCGGCCACCGCGGCTCAGAGCCTCTCTGCGGATTATCGCAACGACTCGACGCGCAACCCATTCGTGTACCAGCTCGCCAGCAACGCCGTCCTCAACCGCTTCAACGTAGTCACGAAAGCGTGGCAGACGGCAATCGCGAATCCGCTCACCGCAGGCACGTT